GCCGGAACCATTACTATGACTTGGATAGGGAAGCAAAGGAGCGCAAAGCTAGGGCAGATAGAAAGGGTGAGCCTTGCGAGTGGGAAACATTCTGGTGGCCTAGTAGAGATATACTACCTCCCGAAGAAATCCAAGCTGCAATGGAAGACCTAGATGAGCAAACTTTCCTTCAAGAGTACGAAGCTAGTTTTATAAACTTCTCAGGCCGCGCTTACTATGCGTTTATGGAAAGGGATAACTGCAAGCCGCTTTCCTATAATCCTAATGGCGACTTGATATTTATGCATGACTTCAACGTAGCGCCCGGTGTTGCAGTAGTCGGACAAGAAATGATGCTACCTAGTAGTGGATATCGAGGGATAGCTGGCACTGGAATCATAGGCGAGGTTTACATTCCAAGAGCTAGTAACACGCCGATGATAGCTAGACGACTAATAGAAGATTGGGGAAAGCACAAAGGGCGCATCTTCTGCTACGGTGACTATTCGGGAAACAACGATAGTACTAGCGCTATACTAGGCACCGATTGGCAACTAATAAAAGAAATGCTTTGGAATCACTTTGGAACCGAGCGGGTTTTCTTTAGACTAAAGCCTAACCCTAGAGAACGTGATCGAGTAAACGCCGTGAACGCCCGGTGCCGTAGCATCGACAACAAGATAAGACTAATCGTAGACCCTAGTAGAGCGCCAAAGACCGCAAGGGATTTCGAAGGGGTAGTAGTAGTGGAGGGCGGCAGTGGTGAATTAGATAAGCGAACCGATCCATCTGCTACCCACTTGACCGATGCAGTTGGTTACTATGTGTGGCATGAATTCCCGATCAAGAAACGCTACGTCCAACCTAAAAACAAATATTGGAAGTAAAGGAGTTAACAAGCAATGGCTTTGAACCTAGCAACTATCGATGATCAGACTACTAAGAAGAGATATGAGGTTGGCACTAAAACCAAAGACGATCTAGAACGTGTTCATAAGTACTATATTGAAATGAAACCGGAGTGGGATTTCTTACTAGCTTCTTATGAAGGCACAAAGGCTTTGCTTGATTGGGGAGTCATTGCTAGACATGAGCGGGAAAGTTGGGATAACTATACTAGACGGAAAAGCGAAGCATACGGCTTTGACTATAGTAGATCAGTAATCGAACTATTCAACTTCTATATGTTTAAAAACCCGCTACGCCGCGAGCTAGGCGGGCTTGGGGACGATGAGCTATGGGAAACTTTCGAAAAAGATTGTAACCTAGAAGGTGACCACCTCGATACTTTCATAATGGAGCAAGCCCGCTATGCTGATGTACTAGGCCATATCGGGGTGCTATGCGACAAGCCTAATGTGACGCTAGTCACTAGGTCTGAAGAGGTAGAGAGTGGGGCTTACCCTTACTTCGTAGCATACCGCCCGCAGAACATACTAGATTGGGAATTCGAAAGAGGTAGTGACGGGCGGCGTAGACTAATATTTTTAAAACTACTAGACGATGAGGGCTTTTATCGCCTTTGGTATCAAGACCATTGGGAAGTATGGGAGATACCGGAAAGTGATGCTACTACTGACACAGGGTCAGTAAAGCTACAGGGCGAGCCAACACTAATAGAAGATGGAGCCAATGAACTAGGCGAGATCCCCTTTGTATGGATGTATTGCGAGAAGTCTACTAAGCGGCAGATCGGACGAAGTGATATTACTAACATAGCAAGGATTGATGCCGGTATCATTCGAAATCTTAGTCAAGGTGAAGAGGTTATCAACTATGCTGCATTCCCCATGATGAGAAAGCCCTATCGTGAGCCAGGGCAAACGGTAGAGGGTGATGATGATTCCGGCGTTACGGCAATACTAGGCTTTGATCCTGATAAGCCCGAAAGTAAAGCCGATTGGTTAGAAGCGAAAGTAAAGGAGCCGATTGACGCTATACTATCTTGGCTAGTAAGGAAGATAGAAGAGATATACCGGTCTAGTAACATCGGTGGACTAGCTGCGACCGAGATACAGCGTCAAGCCAAGTCTGGCGTGGCTTTAAAGACAGAGTTTCAGTTACTAAACGGAAAGCTAATCAAGAAATCCGAAAATGTAGTAAAAGCTACGCGAAAACTGCTTTACTACTGGACTAAGTGGCAAGGCATCGATGATAAGGAAATCAACATCGAGCGACCAAAGACTTTCGAGGTCGATAATCTTGCATCGGATCTTGAAAACGCACTGACTAGTAGAACGATTGTCGATGGTAGTACTACCTTTGCCAAGCAATTGCAGAAGATGGTTGCTAGGCTTATACTACCTACAGCCGACGATCAAACGCTTGACGACATCGACAAAGAAATTGAAGACTATGAAATCGGGTTCTCTTCTAATAGGGAAGATGTAGACAACTACTTAGAGGATGCGGCCAAAGAAGAGGATGAAGAGGACTAGTAATGGCTCAAGCTCATCATACTACTAGGTATAGTAAAGTAAGGGTGCCGCGTAGCAAGGATCGGGGCAGGACGCCTAATCGTGGTGTTGATAAAATGAGAGTTACCTTTCTAGGCGGACTATCAGTTCAGACCTGGACTGCCCTTTACTTATGGGAAAAGCTTTTCAACGAATATGAAGTTGAGCGTTTTATAGAGATCGGCTGCGGCTTTGGAAATACGTCTGTTTTCTTCTTACTACAAGCAGTTAACCGGGGCTTTGACTATGCCGGTTGGGATAGTAATAGGCGAAGGTTCAAGAAAGCTTATGTCAACAATCCCATAAAGCAGTTACTAGACTTGCAGCATAAGATTACTAATGCTAACGTCTTTGAACCGGAAAACACCATTAGTATAATGAAAGAGATCGAAAAGCCCGGCAGGACTATACTATTCTGTGACGGTGGAGACAAGATTCATGAGTTCAGAACTTTCGCACCTAGACTAAAAGAAAATGATATAGTAGCTGTGCACGATTGGGGCCGGGCTATTACTATGGATCACATCAAGGAAACGGTAACTGATAATTGTTTTCGTCCATTACTAGTAGAAGAGCATGTGCAGCTAAAGACTGAAACAGCAATGTTCATCAAAGATCCAGTTACTTATAAAAATAATTATCAATACGAAAAGTGGTAGTTACTAGCTAGTAACTACTTTAGAATATGCGAGGGGTCGATTGTTAGCATAGCGGGGGGCAACATATAGAAAACTACTAATAGAAGGGAGGTGAAAATCTATGGCGCTTAATGATACGATTCTCGATGCTGTTGGTAACGCTAACTTTAAGACTAATGCTGAAATGGCAACGCAGTCTTTGGTTGGACATCATACTAGGCTTCAAATTCTTGCTGAGAAGTCACTAGCAAAGAGCCTTGAGTCGATGGATACGATTCAGGTTTCTGAAGGACTTGGCATTTCGGCAGCACAACGCGGTGATCTCGCGAAACAAGTGAGTGATCTAGGTGCAGCGGTTGCTGGCTTGCAGCAACTTATGAAGGGGGCGCAGACGACACCGCCGCCGACTCATGGCATGACGACTACCTAGTAGTCAGTAACTAGTAGTCCTGGGGCTTGCTTGGATGGTTTGAGTGTTTGACCCCTCGCTACCTGAAGGGCGAGCCCCAGGACTTGAGATTGTACTAGTCACTAATCTTTACTAGTAACTAGTGCGAAAAGAGGGGTCATTATGAGCGAGCAACAAAATACTTTAAACAAGTTAGCGCAAACTGTAATTGATACTTATGAGCAAGCAACCAAGCAATACATAGCAAGGTTAGAAACTGCTCATATAGAGTATCTGCAAATACTAGGGCATGAATCAGAGCATTCCGAAGCATTGGCAGCAGCTACCACAGCCGCTTCTAGTACTGCGGCAGCAGGGAAAACCACTATTGATGAGGCTAAAGCCCAACAAGCTAGTGAAGAGGCAGTTGCTAACAGCGTCGATGGGTTATATTTAAGTGGTGAGCAACTTCAGGCATTCACAGACTTACTAGGCAAGCTTGCCGAAGCTGCACAGGCCATAGGTGAAAGCATAAAGCGATGAAATCAGTAACAGCCAGACTAAAGAAACGAGTGACTAGTGACGGACTAGTAGAGATGCATGACCATGTGCCAATAGGTAAAGAATACAAGATCGATGCCGATAGCCGAGGAAACCGGACTGGCTATAATTATATAAAGCGAAAGTCTTGGGACAGAGAATTAGTATGGGATATAAACGGTGGCTGGTTGCCGACTGAACTACTAGACATAGATGAGGACTGAATGGATATAATCAAACGCATAAAAGAAAAATTTGTGTTACTAGTTGCTAACCATATGCCGAGGTCTATCACTTACTGGTCTGGCATAAGACTACTCGCCGAAGCTACTAGTAGGATATCAGATAGGCCGGTGCCGCAGATCCTAATGATAGACGCTTTGAAGCAATGGGATAAAGAGAGCGTACCTGATGCTGATGTTAGTAGGTGGCGATTTTTCCTGAAGAAAGGCAAGAAAGATGCCAGTAAGAACCTGGAAAAGAAAAGGTAAGTACTGAGCCAAGTGGGGCGGTAGCGGCAAGGTCTATTGCCGTAAGAGTAAGACAGCGGCTAAGTCACTAGCTTCGAGACAAGCCAGGGCTGCCTATAGCAGTGGTTACAAAGGCTAGTTACTAAATTGAAGGACAAACTAGCCGGGCTGTTGATTGTTTTGATGTTGGTAGCTTTTATATTGCTAGGCGTGGCGGCGGTGCGTGCGCTGTTTGGGAGCTAGTTACTAATTAATCAATAGCAGCTACAAAGGCTAGTTACTTACTTGATATCAATGTTGGGCGTGATTGACGCGAGCGATTGAGAGTCTCAGTCAAAGACCTTCCATGAATTTTGGCATAGACTATCGATTAAGTGGTTATGTTTTTCTGACGAATCTAAAAACGAAGCTTTGTACAAAGCACTGACGGGGGCCAGTCTGTCCCATGCGGATCACGCCCACTTTTTTAAGCCTACTAGTAACTAGTGCAGCGGTTAATGCCGCGATTACTACTCTCAACAAAGCATGGTAGGCCCATGCGCTTATCCTGAAACAGGGTCAAGTGGAAAGTTACGCAGCATGAACCTATAAAAACGCTTAAGTGGAAACAATTAGTGCTAGTAACTAGTAGGTTTATTAATGAGCTTAATATTTGGAAACAATGACTGCTTTTTTCACATACCGAGATGTGGCGGAAACTATACTAGGCGTGTTATTAGTCGTTTGCAGAAAGATGGTAAAAGGACGTTCGCTAAGAACCATACTCCGGGGCATGGCGGGCCGCTAGTACAAAGTCACTTACCTATAGCACGTAGTTTCTGTATAGTAAGAGATCCCCTTAGCTGGTATAAAAGCTTTTACCGCTATACATTAAACAAGCATTATGATAAGCAAAGACTAAAGCCGGGCCATGTACTTCACCACTTCATATGGCAGGATCAAAACGGGCCGGTGAAATCCTTTGACGAATTCTTATCAACTATTAACTATAGGTTCAGGCATGGATATGTCACAAGTCTATATTGTAGTTTTATCCCTTTCGTTACTAACATATTATTTACAGAACAACTGACTAGTGCTTTGCCTGAGTTACTAGCTAGTTGGGGATATGATGTTCCGATCAAGCTGCCGAGGATTCCCACTAATGCCACCACTGCATTAGTAAAGCGATATCCGGCAGACGCTAGTAAAGAAACGATCAACGATATGATAAGAAACGAAATCGGGATCATAAGATATCTTGAATCCATTAGAAATGGGTATGAAAGGAAAATAAGCAATGAGCATATCAGCGGACGAGCAGCAGTGGCGGGCTGAAGAGGACGCCAGAGTACTAGCCGAGGCTCAAAGGATAGCACAAGATAAAGACCGGTTAAATAAAGCGGCTGAAGCGGCTAAACGCATGGCAGAAGAAGAGGCGGAGCGGGTAAAAGCCATGAGAAACGTTGCTAGGCGCGGTGGCAAAGATGTTAGTACTAGCACTGAACCGAAAAGGCCGCATGGACAAATACCCTTTGCGGTGCCTAGTACACCAATCCCGTCAAAGACCGATAGTCAAGGGATCGCAACGTTCACCTTAAATAGAATCAATAAAAAGTAGTTACTATGACTATATCAGATAAGATAGCCCGCAGTACAGGCATGACCGATGCCTTTCTAGATGCTAGTATAACATCGGGCCAGAAGCAACTTGCGGATGCCATTACTAGGCTTGAAGAACGGATCATCGATGAAACTTGGAAACTTCAGACAGGCACTAGGGGGAACTTACTAAGTCCTAAAGTCAACCTGAAACAAGCGCAAAAGATCCATGCCGATCTTACTACTATATTCGATGAGACCTACGGCAAAGAGGCGCGGAAAGTTAGTAGACGGTATGCTAGTGCAGCGCAATTCATTCAAAGAAGGTGGCGTGAGCTTGACCTAGCTATGGACTTTACTAGTGTAGATCGGGACATACTAGACACTATTAGTAAAACTAACTTCAATGAATTCAGGCGCTTTGGCAAGGCTGCTGAAGAACAGATCGCTAGGGCTATGTATGATTCAGTAGCAGCGCAAACCGATATCAAAGAACTAAGAAAGAGGATTAGTGAAGCACTAACCGGCCAGCTAGACAAGCGCGGGCGGCCAATGGCGGTTTATGCAGATCAATTTGTTCACGATGGCATGATGGCTTATGCACAAGCGTTGACGCTAAAGAAATCAAAGGATGGAGGCTTTAACCATTACTTGTATGTCGGCAACTTAATGAAAACTAGTAGACCGTTTTGCATTGCTAGGGCAGGGAGGGTCTATAGTAGGAAAGAAATTGAGAGTTGGACTTTCTCATGGTCTGGAAAAGCGGGGCCAGCACTGACCCACAGGGGCGGGTATCGATGTCGCCACCACTGGCAACCGGTAAAGCCTGAGTGGGTAGATGAGATAGAAAAAGACGGCGGATTTCAGGAAAAGATAAACCTAGTAAGTGATAAGACTACTAGAACACTTGAAGAGTTGGAGAGATATGGCGTTAAGCCGAATACTAAACAGGCACTTTTCGTTGAAACACTAATCGACAATCCTATGACTAACGCACAGATCAAAGCGTTAGCCTGGAATAAGTCACAGAACCTCTTCAAGGACTTATTCCAAAGGCTTGAAGGTGCAGGGCTTGCTGAGGTATTGGAAAACGGGAAAAGGGTTATTAGGGCGGCTCCTGCGGGCTTCAAGATGCCGAAAGTGATCAGTCTGCCGAATATCAAGAAGGGCTACAATGAGTTTGGGTACAAACTAGGTAGTAAAGCAGATCTATTCATCAAAGAACTACAGAAGGGGCCACTTACTAATGATCAAATAAGGGCATTGTCGTGGAACAAGGCTAGTAACTTATATCCCGATGTTTACCGGAAAGTAAAAGGCTTTGGTTATGCCGGGGTAGACGAAGCGGGTAGAAAGTTCATAATGATTCCGGGTAGTACTGCTGAAACCCCTATTCCTGCTGCATTAGTATCGCCAAAGAAAGCGCCGCTAGTAAGCCAGAAGTTTTATAAGCCAAAGACGTTCGATGAAGCTAGTAAGTACATGGATGAGTTACTAACTGCTGAGAAGCAATTCTTAAAAGAACTCTCTGAAATAGATGAAGAATGGGCTGGTAGACTACATACTAACCTATCGAATTATCATACTATAAATCAAAGCGAACATTTTAATCTGAGCCTAGCTGACATAGAAGATGCTGAGAAAGCCTTTAAAGCCGGGCTTGCACCGGAAGCCGAAGAGGTAGTCCATCGATTTTTTAGCATGAGAAAAGAAGGCAAAAAGGCGCGGACGATCTATGATGCACTAGGCCCGATGGATTCAAAGGAAGTAAAGGAAAAGACTACTAGTATACTAAATCAGTATGTATCAGGAGACATCGGCCAGCCGAAAGCTAACAGGCTATTCGAAGAACTAGCGGATAGGCGCTTTGCCCATCGGCCCACCGTCTTTGATTTCGAGGCACAAGACCCGGTGTTAAGCAAAGTAATGGTCGATTCGGTGGATGAGCTAGATCGTGCTTACCCAGGCGTTATGGAAAGGCTTAGATACTATGGTACTTATGAAGGCGACCTAACTAGATGGACAGATGATATCGTAAGGGATATGAAGCCTAGTCTTAGGTTAGGAAGGCCAGTTACTAGTAGGTTTAAGTGGGAAGATAAAGTTTATGCCCATGCTAGTACTGATGGCAAGCGAATAGCGCATAATCCTAATTGGTATGGGAGTGATACCAAGCTAGATAGGGCGATAAACTATAATCAAGCAACAAGGTGGTTTGTAAGAGGTGAAAAAGTAAGACATGGTAGTGAGCTAATAAGTACACACGAATTCGGTCATCAAGTCCATAACTGGTTAGATGAGAAATACAATGGCATGGGTAGTGCAATTAGTAGAGCATTTGGAAAACTAGTTAGTAAGAACCGGATTTCTCGAAACTTCGTTTCTGAATATGCAATGTATAAGGCCAAGGGCTTTGGCAATAGGGCGGCTGAACTAATGGCCGAAATGTTTGCTAATAGTAGACACGCTGTCGGCACCGACAAAGCACCTCTTACTAGATTTTACGAACGACTGCTTGACTTTACTACTAATAGAAGCACATCGATGCAAAGGTATGATATGAGAAAGGCGCTTAATAGTGCAGCAGAGTATATGGATGAATCGAATACTATCTCAGATGTAGTAAGTCATATTAAGGTGAATGTTAAAGCTGATACTTGGGAAGCATTCGAACAAAGTATGGAAAAGGCGGGCAACGTGATGGCTCGAAAACCATAACTAGCTAGTTACTAACATGGAGGCAAGGCATGGTTACTTATCAACAGTCCTATTGTAAGATATGTAAGTATTACGAGAATCACTATCAAGGTAACATGGAAAAATGGAATAGTCATGAGTTTGCTTGCGCGGCTTTCCCCGATGGCATACCGGAAAACATTTTCTTCGAAGGAGTAAAGCACGACAAGCCTTTGGAAACACAGGATAATGACCTAGTATTCGAAAGCATACCTGAAGAGGATAAAAGCCATGCGGAGAAAGAGTTTTACCCTTTGCCATATTGACTTGACATTTGATTTAATGTTCGCTAAGGTATCAAGCACTTCATCGGTTATCTCTTTGTAAATTCAAGGGAAATGACGGTTTCCCCTGGGGTGTTGTTCTTATGCTCATTTACTTGGAATGATCGGTGGTGTTCCTTCTTCTCAAGGCCCGGAAGCTGATCGCACTTGCACTTCCGGG